ATCATCTCGCAAAATATCTGCAAGGCGCTCTGGGTAGGGCGAAAGCAGCAGAACCTTCACTTGGTTTTCCCATAGTTAATGAGATCGCAGGGCTTACCTTCGAATAGATAATGCTCAGGAATAACCCCTTCGACATTCATCTTGGCTTTGGTGGCAAGCAACCGCATCGGCTCATTAACGGCCATACATCCAGCCTCAACCTTGCGGATTCCATCTGCGAATAGAAACTCCATCACCGCTGACCATGCTGCCAAACCATGGCCATAGCCCTTCTCTTCCCCAAGCAAGATGCCCATATTGGCAACTTTGTTGGGCTGGTCTATGTAGGCTGTGATGGTGCCGATGGCTCGCAGTTCCGGGACTGGCGGTGGGCCAAATTCAATGAGCCAGATGTGCGAGGTCTTAGGAAAGGTCCAAAGGTATTCGCGCTGCGTCTCCATCGTATGCTTACGATGGCGCTGCTCGGAATACTTCATGAGTTCTTTATCATTGAGCCAATCAACGTGTTGCTGACGCAGGAGGCGCTGCTGATATGGCATCAAGACCAGATTGAACGTACTTAACGGAGGGGTCATTTTTTCTTCGGGCGTAGTTCGACTCTGGCTCCCGCAAGATCGACTTCGGCTTCCTTGGATTTTGGCTCTTTATCCTTAAGGTGTCGTGTGAGTTCGTAAACCCATCGAATCAAGAGCAGAATAGTAGCGGCATTAGCATCGAATCCACCGAGAGCGCGCCGCTTGGCGAATTCGTCCATGATCTTCTCTTCCAAATCATCGAGATCGCTTCGGTTCATTTGAGTACCTTGCTGAGGGGGTTGTAGAGAGTTCTTTCGGGTACTTTCATCGCTTCTTTCCTGGGTGTGGTCCCCGTAGCGATATATTCAAAGCCCTGTCCGACCCCACGATGCCAATCGACCATGCCGCCATGAACGACTGGCGCCATGATGCGTCGCTGCGTAAGCCTCACGCGACCTTCCAGCATAAGCTGGTAGGCGAGATTGGCGATCTTATTGAGCGGACTCTCTGAAGGTTGCGGATCGCGTTCGGCATCCAAGAATCCCACGAAATAGATAATCTGTTCGCCCGGTTGGATATTCCAAAGCCGATTGTAGATGACGGTGTGTGAGGTCTTAGCATTCTCTTCCATTGTGATTCGGTATAAGCTGCCCCGGAAAGCGACAATCATTGTTGTCGAGTTTTCCACCGCTGGATTTTTAATGAGCGAACTGGTCAAGACCGCCTACCGGCAAATCGACAAGCTTCTGGTCAATCGCAAGTATGAAGGTAGCCTCATCGACTTTGCCGAGTACGTGTGGCCGGTGGTTGAGCCAGCGATCCCATTTATTCGGGGCTGGGCCATTGAAGCCATTGCCGATCACCTTCAGGCAGCGTCCGAGGGGCACATCAAGCGCCTCCTTATTAATGTGCCGCCGGGTTTTACCAAGTCGCTGCTGACTGACGTGTTCTGGCCTGCCTGGATATGGGGGCCGCAGAACAAGCCGTGGACGCGATTCATGTGCGCCGCCTACTCTAACCATTTGACGGAACGCGATAATATGCGTTGCCGCAATATCGTGGTGAGCGAGCGCTACAGGCGCATGTGGGGCAACCGCTTTGGTATTTCCAATGAGCAATTCACCAAGATCAAGTTCGCTAACGACAAGACCGGCTGGAAGCTGGCTACCTCGGTCGGCGGCATCGGTACGGGGGAACGGGCCGACATTATCATCATTGACGACCCGAATAACCCATTTGATGTGGAATCGGAGCTAGTTCGAGAAACCACCAAGATGTGGTTTACAGAAATCATGCCCGACCGCCTGAACAATCCCCAAGAGAGCATCATCGCTGTCATCCAGCAGCGCACCCACGAGGACGATGTTAGCGGAATCGCACTCAGCCGGGAGATGGGCTACACCCACCTCTGGATTCCCATGGAGTACATTCCCAAGGTGTATGTTAATGCCTATGCGCCTGATGGTAGTATTAAGACATTTGTTGGGGATGATGTGAAAGATGTGCAAGACAAGGATGTATTCTGGGAGGACCCTCGAATTACGGATTACGAGCTAGCTTGGCCCGAGCGATTCACCCAGGAAATCTGCAAGGGCCTGGAGCGCGACAAAGGGCCTCACGCCTGGGCCGGACAGTACCAGCAGACCCCGGAACCGCGTGGTGGCTCAATTATTAAGCGCCATTTCTGGCAGATGTGGGAAAAGGGGAAGTACCCTGGATTCGAGTACATCCTCGCCTCCCTGGATACCGCCTACACCATCAAGCAGGAAAACGACGCCTCAGCCCTGACCATCTGGGGGGTGTTTCGCGATGTGGCCGGGAATCCCAAGGTTATGCTGATCTATGCTTGGCAGGAACGGTTGCAATTTTACGAGTTAGTTCAAAAGGTTATACAGACATGCACGATCAGTACGGTGACCACGGTTGAGGCCAGATTCCCGGTCGATAGGCTCTTGGTGGAATCAAAGGCCAGCGGCCTCTCGATTGGGCATGAACTTCACCGATTGCTACGTGGCACTGGCAAGCTGGGGGTGGAACTTCTGGACCCCACCAAGTACGGCGACAAGGTGGCCAGGGTCCACGCCATCCAGCATCTCTTTGCCGATGAGATGATCTACGCCCCGGACAAGAGTTGGGCCGATATGGTCATAGATCAGTGTGCGCTTTTCCCGAAAGGTGCGCGGGACGACTTGGTGGATTCCACATCGCAAGCGCTTCGTTACTTGCGAGAGTCGGGTTTTGCTTTGCGCCGTGAGGAACAGTCAATGGCTTCTGCGGACGAACTAGCTTATAGTTCTCCATCGGCAACAGCCGCCCTCTATCCCTTCTGAGGAATAAGTGGCTCTATCTAATAGCAGGCGCCTAAGCGATCCTTACCCACGGTTAATCCCGCCCGCTCCTTTATCTATTGTTGGTTCTGCTAAGGGACCCAAAGAGGATGTGAAAGTCGATACCAAGTCTGTCGAGGATGGTGTTCTCAAGATCGAGCATCCCGATGGTTCCGTTACCATCGACTTCAATACCGACAGGATCAAAGACGACGCCCCAGAAGATAAAGGCTTTGGCCGCAATCTGGCCAAGGAAATGCAGGATTCCGAACTCGATAGTCTTGCCACCAATCTTCTTGAAGGCATCATGCGCGACGAGGAATCGCGCAAGGAGTGGATCGAAACCCGCACGTTGGGTATCTCGCTCTTAGGACTTAAGCTTGAGAAGCCACGATCCGATGCCGGAAGTAGCTCAGCCCCATTGGAGGGTATGTCCACCATCCGGCACCCCCTACTGCTAGAGGCTACTGTATCATTTCAGGCTACAGCGAGAGCCGAACTGTTGCCTGCTTCTGGGCCAGTCAAAGTCCGTAACGATTCGACTACGCCACCTCCTAATATACAGGACCCACCGCAAGAAGAGATCGCCGCCACTGATGAATTAGCCAATGCCCTTGAGAAGGATATGAACTTCTATCTCACCGGCATTGCTACGGAATACGTTCCCGATACTGACCGAATGCTGTTCTATGTTGGCTTTGGAGGCGATGGCTTCAAGAAAGTTTACAACTGTCCGCTTCGGCGCCGCCCCGTATCGGAGAGCATTGATGCGGAAGATTTGATTATCTCCAATGCGGCGACCGATATTAAGAATTGTGGTCGTGTTACCCACCGCATTCACATGCGGCAATCCATTCTGCGCCGGATGCAGATTCTCGGCGCCTATCGCGATATAGACCTTGGCCTTCCTGGCACGCCAAACCCAACTACGCTTGATAAGAAAAAGGAAGAAGTCGCTGGTGTTCGTTCTACGAACATGCGTCCCGAGGACCGGGACTATGAGGTTTACGAGACCTACTGCGAGCTAGACCTCGATGACTACGCACCGAAAGAATTTAAGGGCAAAGGACTGCCGCTTCCCTATCGCGTTACTATTGAGAAGGAGAGCCGCAAGATTCTCGATATACGAAGAAACTGGGAAGAGGATGACGATCAGTGCTTGTCTAAGCAATATTTTGTCCAGTTTCCTCTTATACGCGGCCTTGGTTTTTATGGGCTTGGCTATATTCATCTCCTTGGTAACACTACGAACACATTGACGGCCGTTTGGCGCGAGATGGTTGACGCTGGGATGTTCGCCAACTTTCCTGGCTTTCTCTATGCCAAGGGCGCGGGACGACAGAATACCAATCAGTTTCGTGTGCCTCCTGGCGGCGGTGTTGGCTTGGATATTGGCGCTCAGCAGAATATCCGCGATGCCATCATGCCGCTTCCATACAAGGAAGTCGGGCAGTCGTTCAGTGCTTTTGCCACGCATGTTGAGGATGTTGGCAGGAGACTTGCTTCTACAGCCAACATCCAAGTTGGCGAAGGCAAGCAAGATGCTCCGGTCGGCACCACCCTCGCTCTCATCGAACAGGCTTCTAAGGTTATGGACTCTGCGCATAAGCGCCTACACGCGGCGCAAGCGGAAGAGTTCAAGCTTCTCAAAGAACGCTTCAAAGAGGACCCAGAAGCCTTCTGGCGTCATAACCGACGCCCCACTGTCGAATGGAAGAAAGAACAGTTTATTGAAGCTCTGAACAAGTATGAGCTTGTTCCGGTAGCCGATCCGAACAACCCGACTTCACTGCATCGCATTGCTAAGGCTATGGCGATCAAGACGCTGCAACAGGCATCCCCGCAGCTTTACAATGCAATGAATGTGGATCGCCGCATCATGCGGATTGTGGATATTGATCCAGAGGGCTTGTTTAACGAGACACCGACCCCGCCGCCACCTGACCCACGTATGGTAGCCATCCAGGCCAAGGCACAGACGGAAGGCCAGCAAAACCAGATTCAACTGCAAGAAACGCAGCTTAAGGCGCAAACGCAGCAGCAATCCATTGCCGATAAGGCGGCTGATCGGGCCTCGCGGGAGAAGGTTGAGCAAGCCAAGATCGAGCTTCAGAAGATCAAGCTCCAGCAGGAAAGCATCATCCACGCGCATGATGCGCAGCGCGATGCTGCAATGGCCCAGCATCAGATGGGCTTAAAGCAGGCCGAGACTGTCCACGGTATGCATATGGATGCCGCCTCCAAAGCTCAGGAGTTGCTTCACCAACATGCACAGAACCAGCAAGACATACAAACAAGTGCTGCTCAGCAAGCCCACGAATTACAGGGCGGTCGTATCGAGAGCGCCGATAACATCAGGAATGCCCGCGCCGAGCATGATGCCGAGATGGCTCGCGCCCGCGAGGAGCACGAAACCAAGATGCAACATATCCGTGAGATGCATCAGGCTAAGCTTGAACAGGCTAGAGCATTGGCAAAAGTTCAGAAATCCGCTAAACCAGCGAAGAAGGACAAGTAATCATGGCTGAACATAAATCGACTGAGAACTGGGGCCGTTCCGTTGCCAAGACGCGCTATGGTGGTGGCGACCAGAAAGCTGGTGGGGTTCGCCAGGATGGATTGCCACAGGAATCGAGTGGTGGAACCAAGGCTGGTGGCCTCGTTGATGCACCGAACATTGATGAGATGAGCCGCAAGATGCAGGCGCCACAGGCGCCAATCGACCGCCACGGCCCTGGTTACGATAATGACGCCGCAGATAATAGTTGGGTTCGCGGTATGGGCGGAGTTCCCTATCCCCATTTTGATGCGGGGCCATCTGGCCATCGCTACGGAGGCAAGAAATAATCATGGCCCATCCCTATGAAGCCCACAAAGAAGTCCACGCTGGGCGTAAACGCGCCCATGAGATGAAGCATTTCAAGCGTGGTGGCGCTGCTCATGGTGACGAAAAGGAAGATCGGCATCTGATTAAGAAGATGCTGAAGAAGCACGATGAGATGAAAGCTCCTGGCCATAAGGCTGGAGGCAGGGTGGATAAGTTCGCTCGCGGGGGTGCGGCTAAGGGTAAAAAGGGTACGCACATCAATATCATGGTTGCACCTCACGGTGGCCATGCGGTTGGTGGTGCTCCTGGTGGACCGCCTATGCCACCTCCGGGTGCTGGTGGACCGCCACCGATGCCTCCGCCCGGTATGGGCGCTCCGCCTCCTGGTATGCCGCCCCCTGGGATGGGTGGCCCTCCGGGCATGGGTGGGCCGCCTCCAGGCGGTATGCCGATGCGTAAGCTTGGCGGCCCGGTTTATAAACGCGGTGGAAAAGTCGGTATGTCTGCTGGCTCTTTCAGCGGCGAGGGGCGACTACAGAAATCAAGAAAATATGGCGGCAAGCCTCTCCCTGGGAGCTAAATGGCCAACAAGACTCACTTCCATTCTTTATTGGAGAGGGACATTAAGACCGCGATGGCAGATCGCAGCGAATCTGTCCTTCGTGGATTCTGTGTCGATTACGTGGCCTACAAGTATCAGGTTGGGTATTTGGATGGCTTAAACGATGCTCTCAAGATAGCTGAAGCCATCGCAGATCAAAGGGAAGAGTAATGGGTGTAGTCATTCCTCATAGGGCAATTAAGGCGGTTTCCAGTTCGCGTGATTCCAAAAGCGCTATTCTAGATTTCCTGGGCGACCTTTCCGAAGTCGAGATTCTCCTTAACCGGGTTCTTGTGGCTACCCATATTCGTTATGAAAAGACAGCCGGTGGCATTTTTCGCCCGGATGATAATGTTGGTGAAGATGTGTGGCAGGGTAAATGTGGGCTTATACTTAAGTGTGGCCCGGATGCCTTTAAGGATGACGAGGAATATACTTGGGGAGCATCCAAGCTCGATATTGGGGACTGGGGTGTGTATAAAGTGGGAGATGGTTGGAGTGTGACTATTAAGGATTACCCATGCCGTATTGTGAGGGACTCTAGCTTCATGATGCGCGTACAAGACCCAAATCTCATAGATACCCTGTAGGACCAATCAGATGGCCAAATCCCGTTCTGCTACTGCACAGCTTGCCAAGCAGCCTCCTGTCGAAAAGACTACTCCGGCTGGAGAACAAACCGAGGACAAAGGTTTCGAGTCCAAGGAAGCACCTGGGCCATTCGAGGCTGAAGATGACCAGACTCCTCCCCCTAAGCAGGCGTCCGAAGATGAGGCTACCAAGCTTCTAAAGAAGCAGATCGAGGATTTAAGGCGCTCTGAAGAGGCCGAACGGCAGCGTGCCGACCAAGCTGCTAGGGATCGCGAGGCGGCTGTTCGTGAGGCTCAGGCGAGTAAGGCCGAGGCTCTCAAGTTCCAAAACGCTGCCACGCAGAACCAATACGATGCCATCACTAGCGGTCTTGCGGCTGCCCAAGCCGAGATCGAGCGCGCCAAGGGCGATATTAAGACTGCGATTCAGGCAGGCGATGCCGATCTTCAGACCGATGCCTACGGGCGCCTCGCTGAGGCGGCAGCTAATGCGAAGATTCTTCAGGACGGTAAACTAGAGCTTGAAGAAAAGGCTAAGGCCCTTAAGGAAGCTCCGGTCAAGACTGAGCAACCCCAGCAACAGGGCGACCAGCTTGATCGTTCTGGCCTGCCGGATACCGCCAAGAACTGGCTACGGAAGCACCCCGAATATCTCACCGACCAGCGCAAGAATAGTAAGATTCAGGCGCTCCATTGGGACGTGATTGACGAGGGCCACAAGGCTTTCTCACCGGAATACTACGAATCCATGGAGGTGCATCTTGGGATGCGCGAGGCTTCGAAGGTGGAAGAGGACGATGAGCCACCGCAGCAACAGCAAAGGACTTCAATCGTGAGCGCACCAGTCAGCCGGGAAGTACCGGGCGGTTCGGCGCCGCGTAAGAACGGTCAGGTCAAGCTTACCGCTGAGCAGCGCGAGTTTGCCAGAATCTCAGGTGTGACCGAGGCTGAATATGCCAAACAACTTGAGAAGATCAATACGATGAAGGCCAATGGCACTTATGGAGACGGACGATGACCGAAACAGTAGCCACCCCTCAGAAACGCCGTCCTGGCCGTCCACGTAAGGTCGTTGTCGAGCGCGAGGCGCTTCGTGGCGAGACTGCGACGCCCAAGTACAAGATGCGGGCTAAGCCGAATTGGGAAGAGATTGATCCCAATGCCCAAGACACCCCTGATCGCCTGCATATTGCCTCCGAATTAATCCCGGAAGGCATGGCGGCTTTGTGGGTTACGGACAGTGTTTATGGTCAGCCGGTGCCGCAGCATCGCGCTGAATTTGAGCGGAAAGGCTGGACGCCGGTTCACCAGGACGACTTTTCTGGCCAGTTTGACGGCATGTTCATGCCGAAGGGCGCTCCTGGAGAGATTAAGGCGGATGGTTTGGTACTGATGATGCGGCCAGCCGAATTGAGCGTTAAGTCCATCCGTGAAGATAAGCTCAGGGCTATCGAGCAGGTTCAGATCAAGGAAGCGGCGATGCGCAGTGGCGACTTGCCGATCTCGCTTGATGCCCGCCACAGTTCCGCGCTGGCCACCAATCGAATCACTAAAACCCTGGATGGGGCGTTTATTCCCGGCGACAAGAAAGCATAGCCATGGCGCTCAAGTCATATCCGAATGTAACAATCAACACTACTACGGCATTGGTATTGGATGGCCGCAATAATAACGTAGTACTTACAAGTACTTTGAGTTCCTCGGTTATTATTCAAATATCTCCAATCTGCCCTGCCGGAACCCAAGTCTATGTTGTTCAATACGGGACCGGCGCGGTCGGCGTTACTGCGCTTAGCGGCGCTACCGCTAACAATGTTACTGGCGCCACAGGCACGTCGGGACAGTATGCGAGAATGCATATTATTCTAGTCACTGACGGCAATGCTATATTCAGCGGCGATGTATCTTGACGTAAAATATTAATTATGTAATTCCTTGGTAAATCCTACCCGTCACGCGCCGTGATGGTTCACCTGACTCAAGCTGCGACGCTCGTAGCAACAGTCGATGGAGCCATACATGGCCAATCGAAACGTAGATAAGGAGAGGGCATTGAGCCAAGAGGCTCTGCGCTCCTATTTGTGTTACGATGCGGAAACCGGCGAGTTTATTCGTCTTACTAGCTTCCATCAAAGTCCTATCGGGTCTGTGGCCGGTACTGTGTTGGCTACAGGTTATAGGGTGATTCGCGCTTGCGGTTCTCGATTCTTGGCTCATCGTCTCGCGTGGTTTTACGTTTATGGCGAATGGCCAATCGAACTAGATCACATCAATCGAGACAAAGACGATAATCGCCTTATTAATCTACGGGAGGTTTCTCGTAGCGGCAATATGGTGAACTCTGGCGGCTGGTCTAACAGTACGCTGGGTATCAAAAATATCAGTCGAAAACGCAAGAGTTTTCACGTCCAAGTTTTTAGGGACGGTGAAACAATCTATCGTGAGACATTCGCCTGCTTAGGTCAGGCTGTGAAAGCTAGAGACGCCGCAACAGGAGGCAACATTGTCTAACACATTCAGTCCTTTCGGTTTCCGGCCCTTTGGCCAGCAAGAGGGGACTGCCCCGACCGGGGGCATGAGCCGCTACTTCATCGCATCGAGCGATACCAATTCCTACTACACTGGCGACGTGGTTTTGCTGAGTTCGGCGCAAGCCTTCGGCACCAACCCGAACACCATCTCGCCGCTAGTCGCTTCGAGTGGCTATGTCATTGCTGGAGTATTCGTTGGTTGCGAATACTACAACGGATCGGTTGGCCGCACCGTCTGGAACAGCTACTTCCCGGCCTCGGTCGGTTCCAGTTCACCATGCAATGCCTACGTCATCGACAATCCCCAGCAACTCTTTATCGCCCAAGTCTCAACTACGACCGCGACTCTGATCGGTTCATCGAATATTGGATGGGGCATCGCGATTGCCTCGTCCGTTGCGGGCAACACCACGACTGGCCAATCCGGTCAGTGTCTCGCTTCTTCGGTGGCGCCCACGATTCAGTCGGCCACCTCTCCGTTCCGCGTCGTTGACGTTTACGCCAACTTCGCGCCTCCGGGCGTCAATGGCACGTCGAGCGGTTCCGAGGGTGCGAATATTCTCGTTGTTCGTCCCAATCTGTGGGCGCGCAACTCTCTCAACGCGGCTTCTACTTAGTAAGGATCGCAAGTGTTCTTTATTATTCCGTCATTTCTTCAGCGGCTTTCTTCTTCTCGGGAGAGAGGACAGGATTTCGGCTGGGGTTTTGCCGGAAGCGTGGGCCAAGGCTATTCGTTCGATGGTGTGGGGCGTTATCACGACGCGCCTTCTGTCAAACCAATCGCCAATGTTTTTCTCTGCCGTAGCCCACTCCAGATTCTCAACTCGATTGTTCGTTCTATCTTCATCCTTGTGATGGACGATAGGAAGATTGAGGGGGTTGGGAATGAAAGCTGTCGCGACAAGTCGGTGGATGGAAACCGTCCTGATTCTCCCCTTAATCGCAAGTTCCACTTTGGGGTAGCCGTTGGACCCGATGCCAACGATCCTGATGCGGGGCCTCGCGTAGCGTCTTTTGGCGCCTCTGTTAACGTACCATCCCACGCTCTTGATTCGACCAATACTACTAACCTCGTACAGGCCCTCGTATCCGCTAATAGGGCGCCATTCCTCTCCCGGCTCACTAATATCTTGAATCTTTGGAAGGGTGCCCGGAAAAAGCTTTTCAACGGCGGCTTCAATATAGAACTTTTTGGCTCTCTTTCGGTGTCCAGGCCGACAGAGATAAACCACCAAGTAGCCGTTGTTGTTCGAGACCGAGAGCAATCTTGCAGCAAGGACTCTCTTGAATCCCTCCATGCCGTGTTCCGCCATCCTCGCAAGGCGCCTTACACGAAACTGATTCGATACTTCGTATTGTCCTTCGTAGCCGGGGATCGGAAGCCATTCTTCAGTCGTCTCGTCCACCGTATCTCTCCTGTGATTTGGTTGCTACCCAAAAACATGGGAAGATATATGGTCAACTACGTGTCTTGTCAACTTGAAAAATTGACAAGCAATTTCAAAGGATTACTACCATGCCAGTCGCGTTAAGTCAGATACGCGATTTGTTGCTGCCGGGCCTTTGGGGCATCTCGGGCAAGTACAGTATGATAGAACGCCAATGGCCGAAGATTTTCCGGCAGACCGATTCCAGCATGGCGCTCGAACGGCGTGCTGCGGTTCGCTACCTCGGCTTTGCGATGTTGAAGCAGGAAGGTGCGCCTACCTCCTTCGACAACTCGGCGGGTCAGCGCTTCGTCTATAACGCCGAGCATTTCGAGATTGGCCTTGGCTACGCGATCACTCGCAAGGCGATTGACGACAACCTTTACAAGGCAGAGTTCGGACCATCGAACGATGGTCTGATGGAATCCTTCAAGGAAACCGAAGAAATCTATGCTGCGAACGTGTTCAATACGGGCACGACCTTCAATACGGCGGTGCAGGGCGACGGTGTTTCTCTGTTCAGTACTGCTCATCCCATCGACCAAGCGACGATTGCCAACCAGCCATCGCCGGACGTGGACCTTAATGAGACTTCACTCCTGAACGCTCTCATTACCATCCGCTCCACTTGGAAGGACAACGCGGGCCTGAAGATTCATGCGCGTGGCCGCAAGGTACTTGTGCCTCCGAATCTTGAGCCGATTGCGTTACGCCTGTTCCGCTCCGAGCTTCGTCCCGGCACGGCACAGAACGATATCAACGCGATTCTGGGCATGAACGACTCGCTCAAGGAAGGCTTTATGGTCTGGGATTACCTGACCTCTTCCTATGCGTGGTTCATCCTCACCAATCACGATGGGCTTATCTTCTTCAACCGTAAAGCCTTCGAGATGGATATGTCGGTGGAGTTCACCACGGACAACCTCTTGGTCAAGGGCTACCAGCGCTATGTGCCCACTTACTACGACTGGCGTTCGGTCTATGGGACGTTCCCCACGCAGTAAGGGACCTGACAGATGACTATTGATGCAATGGCAGGTCCGGCTATTACTTACGGCATCACCGTAAGTGCTAGCGGCGGCCAGGGTGAATACAACGAGCATCGCGGTCCTTCCCTGAACGATCTTGGTTCGGGGATGCTCGACCCGCGAGCGCAGTACGGCTATGGTTACCAGCCTGGGCAGTCGGCAACGCAGCCGACCTTCGGGTTCTGGGGTCAGACGGCTATCGTTGATTATATCCCCGGCACGATCTCGTCCAACAACATCGCTACCACGCAGGTCCCAACGAACGGAACCGCGCTGACACTGACGGCCAGTGGGGTGACTGTTACGGCGGTATCGTGCATTATCGCCCCTGAGACTGGCAAGCTCATCACCGGCACGCTGCTTTGTATTGATACGCCATGTGGCGGCTCTACGGCGGCTGGTATCTCATTTGGCAGCGCCAACTCCATCCAGATTTGGAATCCGGCTTCGGTCTGTGGCCGCTGTATTTCCATTGCTGGCTCGTCCCAGAACGATGGTGGCATCAACTGGTCGATTGCCGGGCGGGATGTTTACGGGTTCAAGGTTACGGAAACGGTTGCCGGTACAACGGGTGGCTCGACTACTGCTGGCGCTACCGGCGGCGTTCCCGTTATCAGCAAGAAAGCCTATAAATACATCACGTCCATTACGCCGGTTAACTCCACAGGGACCCTGGCCAGCACCAATGTCGTGGTCGGCACGGCGGATACTTATGGATTCCCGTTCCTGCTTCAGCATCCTGGCTACGTCACCATCTGGACTGGCGCCACGAGTTCGGCTGCATTGGTTACGTTGAGCAGCGGTGCTCATGTGTACGGCTCATCGCTGCCAACGGCTACCTCAACTAATGGTGACGTTCGCGGCACTTATGTCTCGTCGGTGGCCTCTAGCACCTCGGGTGGGATGCGAATCCTGATGATCCAGAATCCGATGATCGGTGTTGCCGATGCGGCACTGTCATCTTACAGTGGCTTCAACAATATCAGCCCGACCAACAACTACAATCTCTTTGGAGCCGCGCAATTTAGCTCGGTGTAATGAAGGACAGGACAATGGCAGCACGTCATAAAAGAGCGCACGGCGGTAAGGTTATGGACGCCTATGGTAATCCTAATGTTGAGAAGGAAGCCAAGGAAAAGAAGGACAAGCCGGGCGCGATTCAGAAGAAGGCTGGTGGTGCTGTTCCTGGCCGTAAGTCAGGTGGCCGGGTGGACAAGTTTGCCCGTGGCGGTGCCGCTGGCACGCATACGCACCTGAGTTCGTCCAAGACTGGCAGCGACCACAGCCCGTTCTCCAGCGCCCACGTCAAGGCTGTTGTGGCAGGTGGCAATCCGCCTCCGCACTCGGGAAAATAGACGGTCCTGATGGTTATGCATCCGGCGGCAGGACCGGAGGATGGATGGCCACAGCCGTAAAACATAAAGGCGCCTTACGGCAGGCCGCTCATCGGGCAGGCGAATCGACAATGGAGTTTGCGCATAAGCACCGCGATGCGCCCGGAACTTTAGGACGAAGGGCAAGGTTGGCGATTACATTTGCGAAATACCGCCCAGGAAAATAGCCAATGCCCTACGCTTTCGTCACAGTCTCAGCTTCCTCCGGTGCGGTAACTTCCAAGCCGATTGCGCTTGATTGGCGTGGTGGCAAGCCTGTTCTGTGGCGGCTCACGACAAGCTCCAGCCTCGCGACCGGGGATTATACCATCCAGTATAGTCTGGATGACATTATGCTTTCTGCCTACTCGACTACCTATCCGCCCACTGGTGTTGTTACTGGCCTGCCATCCTCGATAGGTATTTGGTCTGGTATCAGCAGCTATCCCTACACGGGTGTTATAGGCAGCAGCACGGCTGGCGCCCCCGCGCTTCACTTTACATCCAGCAACATTTTCCCTGATGGGATTTCTGGGGTCTTTTCGCCGCCACCCGCAGCACTGCGCCTTTCCAGCACCAACAGTAGCAGCAACGTAACCACGCTAACGATCCTTCAAGGAGAAGGAGGCTAGCGTTGTTATGCCCGTAAACTATAGTCAAACCGCCATTACAGATCGCTTGAATGGAGTTATCACGGCCATTGACGATGCGGGCAATGGCACTCTTCAGTTGTTAGCTGGTGGTACGATACTATCCACTATTGCATTGGCCAATCCATGTGGAACGGCTAATGCCGGAGTGCTGACCTTTATTGGGACGTTGCTTGATCCTTCGGCTGCTAATACTGGGTCGGCCACGGCCGGAGTAATAAAAGACGGTGCCGGTAACGTCATGATTAGTGGACTTACTGTAGGAATTCCTTTATCAGGAGCGGACATAATCTTGTCCAATGGGCTGAATTCTACGCTCATTACGGCAGGACAGACGGTACAGCTTCTTAGCGCGCAGATAACGGGGTCATGATGCAGCCTAAGCTTACGCCCACCACGAACGACCAGCTTAATGGCAACGGGCATGTGGCCGGGCAACCCACGCCGCTGTTCCCGATTCCCATGAAGGTCACGGAAGCCCACGAGCCGATTAAGGAGCCGGGTGAGCCGCCGTGGCGCTTTGTTACTGCTACGGGAGGCGGTCCTGAATTGCCTCAAGTCATCAATGTAGTTCCCGCTGCCGAACCGCTTCCTCTTAAAGTCGCTCTTATTGGTACAGCGCCAAGCTCGCGACTGTTGGCTCCCTTCAAAGACCACTCTTGGAAAATCTGGGCTTGTTCTCCTGGCAACATGGTTGGGCTAGAGCGCATTGATGCTTGGTTCGAGATTCACGCCAACATGATGTGGCCCGAGAACGCTCATTACGGCGCCCCCTATCTGGAATGGCTCAATAAGCAAACCTTTCCGATCTACATGCAGAGCCAAGAGTTTGTTCCCAACGCGATTCCGTTTCCGATGAAGGAAGCAGTAAAGGAATTCGGTCCATATTTCTTCACCTCGTCTTTTTCTTGGATGATGGCCTTTGCGATGATGCAGGGTGCGAAAGAGATCGCGCTGTACGGCATCGACATGGCCTCACGCGATGAGTACATCCTCCAGCGCCCTGGTGCCTATTATTTCTTCACGGAAGCACAGAAGCGCGGCGTTAAGATCACCGCACCCTACGAATCCGACATTATGCAGCCTCCGGCGCTCTATGGTTATTCGGAGGTGACGATGTTGGGTCGCAAGCTTCTGGCTCGCAAGAAAGAGATTCAGGATCGCATCATGTCGCTGCGGCAGCAACGCGATAGTACAGCGCAACAGGTTACCTACCTTGAGGGCGCCCTTGAGGACAACGACTACGTTATTTCGATCTTCGGTGGGGCACAAAGTCATAACCTACCGGGCAGCCAAGGATAGGAACCCAAGCCATGGCGCAATACGGCGTTACCAATTCAACGATTCCGGCAGGAATAGCTCAGGTCACCCTGTCCACCACCTACACTCCGCTGCTGGCGGTGATTGCCTCTACGGGAGGCAGCGTTCAGACCGTAGCCAACCCGCAAGCTCTCAAACGCAGCAAAATCTACGATATTCTTATCGGCACCAATGGTACTCCTGCTGACAATTTTATCGAGTGGGATTGCGCTCGCGTTACGGCCAGCACGACTGGGGTGTGGCTTGGTGCCGTATCCAGCGTCTCAAGCTCCTACATGCTCGATCAAGCCGATGCTGGTTTCGGCTCTCTTGTGGTGATGAACGCATCAGCGGGGTCCTCTGTGGCTGCTGGCGGCATGGGTGTGCCGAAACAGGAAGTCTGGTATGTTGGTGTTAACCAACGCGCTTCTTATCGCTGGGTTGCGGCTCCTGGTTCCGAGCTTGTGGTTCCGGCCAACTCGTCCGGCACAGGCTTCAATGGCGTAGCACTGAACGCTCGCTCGGCTGCCTATACTGGCACCGCAACTGGAACTGTTCTGGTTAGTGAACTCTAATAATGCTGCGCGCTGGGGGCTACGCAACGATTATATCTCCCGAACCGCAACGTATCAGCTTTGGGCTGCACTGCGAGGAAATTCAGGCTGGATTAACAGAGCGCGATACCTATTCGTGCTTTCACTGCAATTCCATAGTTCATACGCCTGTAAGACCTGGACCTAACGACATAGGATTCTGTCGCAACTGTATGCAGCGCATTTGTCAGCGCTGCTGCAATTTACCATGCCGTCCATTTGAGAAGTGGCTTGAGCAAACAGAGCGCGGCATTAAGAATGCTTTAGAGCGCGCCCGGACCTATGAGCATGTATAATCATGGTCAAGGTTATTCTCACAAGTGTCGGGATTAATACCTGGGTTGTTCCATCGGATTGGAACAGCAGCAACAACATCATTGAATGCGTCGGCGCCGGTTCTAGCGGCCTTACCTCTGGCGTTGGCGGCGGCGCCGGTTCTTACGCGAAAGCTACGAACGTAAGTTCTCTGACTCCAGGGCTAAGTATAACTTATGTTGTAGGGACCTCTACAGGCACCACTGGTACTGCGCTTGGTTCGGCGGGGGTGGCGGCAAGTATTTGTGGTGCAAGAGGAACTGGTCCCGGCCTTCAGGCCGGGGGCACTTCCTCTAATAGTGTTGGTGGTGTCGGTGGCAGCATTACCAATCCAGGTTCTTCTTTTGCTTTTGCAGGAGGGAGTGGTGGGAGCCTTGGCACCGATGGCGGCGGCGGGGGTGGCGCTGGTGGGCCGAATGGCGCTGGCAATAGCGGAGCTACGGGAGGGGCTGCTCTTGGTGGTAACGGCGGTTCTGGCGATGCTGGTTTTGGCGGCGCCGGAGGCGCAGGCGGGACAACTGGAACCGGAGGTGCCGGGTCCCCAGGAACGGAATGGGTAACTGCTGGCTCTGGAGGCGGTGGTGGGGGGGTCGCGATTGGAACTGGTGGAGCGGGTGGTAATTACGGTGGTGGCGGAGGGGGCTGTCTTACGGGCGGCACCGCTGGGGTTGGGATTCAGGGGGTCATAGTCATTACTTATTCTGGGCTTCCTCCTGTGGTTCAAGAATTTCCAGATTTCTCTCCGAGGAAGATAGGCTATGTTGCCTATTAACTTCCAGTATCAAGCCAAGACTGAGGGGTTCTCTAACGCTATTGAGCCGGGCAAGACCTATGAAAGCCCCTGGCATCAACCTTGGTCTGAGCCTGTAAGGCAGAAGATTCTTCCGGCTCTCGCGGTTGCTCTCATTGCGTCCGGTCTCTTTAGTCCAGTCCTCACCCCCAATATCGAACCCGGTAAGACCTACGAAAGTCCATGGCATCAGGCTTGGTCCGAGCCGGTTCGCGTCAGACCGAGATTGCTGGAAGCTTTACAGCAATCCTACGCATCTGGGTTTTTTGCGAAAATAGAACCTGGATCAACGAATGCGGCGCCATGGATTTATCCATGGTCTGAGCCAGTAAGAATCAAGCCACATTTCCCGATTGGCACTGAGCCGCACCTAGCGTGGCCTGCACAACCGCCTATCGTTAGCTTCGCCTACTATAATTGGCTCACGGAGCCAGTTCGACAGAAGCTAGGACTAGGCGCCCAGCTTCAACAATTTATCTCGCTTGCGACTCCGGTTGAGCCATCACCAAGGGTGGAATTGGAGGGCTGGTATAATTGGTTTAGTGAACCAACGCGATCATTAGCTGGCCTCCAAGCGCGCTATCAGCAAGCGCTAGCGCAGCCGCCACGATTGCTGCCCACACCGCAAGTAACGGGGATTCTGAATGCAGTAGAAAGCAACAAGGACATTGCTGAATTCAGCATTGTTCTTTACGGTAAACCAGTCTCCGCGCGAGTATCCATGGTACAGATTCCTGCCGTACGAGGTGGTAACATCTCACTCGTACAAATGCCGAGCATTCCTGTGCCACCTCCGCCGGTGACCCCACTGAATGCTTACGTCGCGGAGGATGGAGTTACCTATTACGTCGCTGAAGATGGCACTACTTACTATGTGCAGGAGACATAGATGGTTGCTGTCAAAGAATTTAAGAACATCGCCGCTGGAACAGCGCCAGCCTTAACCGATACCGCCATTGGCGTCCAAAGCGGTACAACCGATGTTCAATATACATTTGCGCAGATTCAGTCATCTATTGTTCCTCCTATCCGCACCGTCCTCACCGGCAACCTCTCCCTCTTCGTCAACGGCTCTACCGGCAGCGACAGCAATAATGGGTCGATAGGAGCGCCGTGGGCGACGTTGCAGCACGCGGTCAGCGTTATTGCCTTGACAATAGATATCGCCGGATTTCTTATTACGATTAATGTGGCAGCGGGTACTTATGTCGGCTTTGGCGCCAAGGCGATGGTCGGCGGCGGCAATATCTTTATTAAGGGCGCCGGGACAGCTTCAACAACAATAGCATCTGGCCCCAACGACGGACTATTCAATTTCAGCGAATGCGCCTCTTGGTACACGGAGGGTACGGGAACGCAATGGTGGATGGGGGGCGTCGATTTTGACGGCACCGGCCTTACTGGCTCTGCTGGCGGGAACGTGTATGTCCAGCAATATAACATCGTAATTCTTGCCGACCCGACCGACCTTGGCACTCCGGTTGATATTTCTTCGACGGCTATTGCCGGCAAGTTTCATTTTCAGAACGACGTGTTTGGATATTTTCAAGACGGCTTTAACGCCGGGGCCAATATTACCATTTCGGGAAATTGCGCCGGAGCTATTCAAGGGCTTGCACAAAGTCAGTCTCTCATCTCCGGAAACTATACGTTGTCCGGGGCGCAGGCATACTCGGTGGGATTCTATTCTGGCGATGACGCCAGCTTGGGAATTCTGGTCCCAACAATTGTTTCTGGCACTGCGACGGGTCCGCAGTTTGCGTTTACCAATGGCGCTGTTGGATTAGGGATTGATCCTACAACGCTGCCCGGTGACACGGCCGGCTCAATAGATGGCAGTTCGTCCTATAATGGAGCAGGTGGCGGACCCACAATAAATACTCAAACGGCGTCATATCAGCTTGTGTTTTCCGACGCCGGCAACGTCATTGAAATGAACGCCGCTGGCGCCAACAATTTAACCATCCCCGCAAATGCGACGACACCATTTCCGATCAATACGCGCATCGACATCACGCAACTCGGGGCCGGTACTACCACGGTCGTCGCCGCTGGAGGGGTGACCCTGTTATCTGCGAGCGGGAAGGTCAATATCGCTGGGCAATACAGCGGCGCAACGATCTATCAACGCGCGAAGGATGTGTGGGTTCTCATCGGAGAACTCGCATGAGGGTTGGCTTTGGATTTAGAGCGGGAGTTTCAGGCAACACTCCGCAAGTGCAGCAGTTTTTCAATCGTCTGGCGATGCTGCCGTCTAGTTCGGACCAGACGGCTTACGCGACGTTCATCAATTCGCTGGTTCCAGATAATACCTGGTCGGACTCTGACGCTATCGTTGTGACCGCCGCGCCCGATAGTGGAACGTCTTTGACGGAAATAACCTCCGGAACCTTTACGCCAATAGTAGATGGCAGCCTTCCTACCTTCACGGCCTATCGAGGGTGGAGCGGATTTGCGGCACCGACAGTTAATGACATAAATTCCAATTTCAATCCGTCCACCGCAGGGGGACACTACACACAGAACGCTGCCACTATCGGTGCATGGAATTTGTCTACCACGCAAATCAATGCAACGCTATGGGTCGATCACAGTGACACCGACATTGAGTGCTGGCCGTTCTATTCAAACAACAACATCTACACGCAAATGAACGACGGCACCGAGATTGGCAACCCGCCGGGGGCCGATAGCTCTGGCTGGTATTCCGTAAATCGCACCGCCTCGAATCTCTACACGGTCAAACGCAACAATACGACGCTCGCAAGCCCAACAACCGTTTCGAGAGCGTTGGTTAATTCAAGCATCTACTTCGGCCACGGTACGGGTGGCAACAGCCAGATTTTGGCGGCCTTCGCTATCGGCGCGCTTACATCGTCGCAAGAAACGACGCTTTTCAATGCGCTTCACACGCTGCTTCACACGTTCGGTGCTGTATGAGCAAGCTCGTCATTCTTGGCATTGGCGGCGACAGCATCACTGGATGTGATAGCGTAGGAACATGTTACCCCTATCAATATTTGAGCGTGAATGCTGTTGGAGATTGCGGAGCGGCATTTAGCCAGTCGTGGCCCCAATATTATGCGACCGTCAGTAGTGTTCCTGTCATTGCGAAGAACCTTGGGATTTCTGGATCAAAGCTAGATGGCGGCTCGCCTAGCATGACAGCTATGGCGACGACCTACGGCGACCCGATGGTCACGGCATCTGGTAGCGCAGTTGCTGGCGGCGGCAGTTCTCCAATCCCACAGCGCCGATATGTCTATTCGGTCTTTCCGGGATCGAACGACGGGTGTATCGACGGCACGGTGGCGCAGTTTGTTGCCGATGTGGTTGCTTTCTGTGCTGCTCGAAAAACCGCAGGATGGAACAAAGTCATCATCGGCACCGTCCTGCCGCGCACCGATGCTGGCGGTCCAATGGTGGATGCCAACCGCGTGGCCTACAACTCAACAATCACCGCGTCGGGCTGGGCCGCAGCAAACGGCATCGACGGCATATTTGACTTCGCCTCGGACTCGATCATGGGCAATATCGCAAACACCACCAACGCTACGTATTACAATAGCGACCAAATCCACCCGACGACAGCGGGACATGCTAGGCTCGCGCCGATTTGGGGAGCAACCCTTAGCGCCGTTATAGCCACCCTATGACCGAGCAATCCATCCTCGCCAACATCGGCAAGACCGTCACAATGCAGAGTGATGTGGAGAGGGCTTTTAGAGACTCGAAATGATCTGGCTCTACGACTATCCGCCACCAGCTATTTATGACCATCCAAGTTTGGCAGGTGTGATAATCCAGCCTTTAAAGCAAGCTCAAAGGACTTGCTATACTTTGGGTGTTCGCCTGCCTCATGGGGTACTTTATGGTTGCTCTTGGCGAGGCCCGGCTGGCTGTACGATAGTAATTCCAGAGGTGGATGCAGACATTTCTCAAGCTGACCAGGATATGGTTCACAGAGTCGAGGACGCTAATTGCAATGGGTGGCCAAAGGAAAACCGAAAATGAGCCAAGTTAGCTATATAAGATGATGCATGACCATCGCATTGTCGTTCCAATATCAGGGCAAAACAGAGGCGCCTCCAGCATTTATCAAGGTTATACCTCAGTTTGAGAGCGCATGGCACCAACCATGGTCTGAACCAGTTCGATTTAGAATCCTCCATTCGTCGCTTCAGCACTTCTTTGAGGCGCCAACGCGATTATTGCCAAAACCTAATATTACCGGAACGATGAGTGCGAGGTCGGTGGAAACGAACGATAGCGCCGAATTCGGCGTACAGGTATATACTCCAGAACCAACACCACCATCGCTCCAGGGGGCCAATGTGTCGATCTACGAAGTCCCAGCCATAGCTGGCGGCAATGTGTCGATAAAGGACTGATCCGTGACGCAAGTGCAGTTTGGCCCAGTAAACATCAGCCAGAACAACTCGGCGCAATTTGTCGTGGAGTACCTGGATTCCAATGGTAATCTTACGGTGCCTAGCTCGGGATATATCACCGTAACCTATACGAATACGTCAGCGGCAACGCAGGCCGATACGGTGTCGCTAAGTCAGGTAAACAGCTTTTTCACCGGCACTTGGTCCAGTACCTCTGCGGCGCTAGGAATCGCTACTTGGGTTCTGTCGGTAACTGGCAGTACGAACATAGAACAAACCGGCCTTATAAGAATATTGGAGCCATAATGTTTACCCCCGCACAACAAACGAGTGGGCAATTCCAGTTCTCACCTACTGGCGCTGAGTTTGTCTTGGCTGCCTTTGGGCGCATCCAAGTGCGCCCATCGGAGCTAACTCAGACGCACATGCTGAACGCTCGTATGGCGTTAAACTTTATTCTCTCTGAGTGGTCGAACTCAACTCCTATGTTGTGGCAGGTAAACTTACAATCTCTACCACTTACCCAAGGAATCGCGACTTATGCGGTCCCGGCGCCCACGGTGATGATCCTGGATTGCTATGTAAACTGGGGCGGTGTGGATCATTACATCTACCCGATCAGCCGCACAGAATATGCCTCCTACGCCGTCAAGACCACGCAAGCTCCACCCAATGTATTCTGGTACGACCGTCTCATCTCTCAGACAGTGACGTTCTATCCCGTTCCTGACGGTAATGGACCATATGTAGCCAATCTCTATACCGTAAGGCAGACTCAGGATGCCGATGTGCAAAATGGGTACAATGTGGAAATACCTTATAGATTCTACGAAGCTTACTGTGCGGGTTTAGCGTGGAAGCTAGCTGAGACCTATGCACCTCAACTAGAGGACAAGATGTTCATTCGGTATCAACGGGCCTTCCAGATTGCCACAACCCAAGACACGGAAAACGTCCCAATGTATATCAGTCCGGGAATCGGTGGGTATTGGCAGCAATGAGGCCCCACGGACGATATGATGTAGATGCAACCCGTCCTCGCGCGAGAGCGACCTGCGACCGATGTGGTGCGATTTATAACCATGACCAACTGCGTTGGCAGTACGACTGGCGCGGCCCTCGGCTTCAGAATCTCAGGCTTTTAGTTTGTGAGCCATGCCAAGACCAGTACCAACAAAATGGCCAACGCACAATCCTGATCCCTCCCGATCCCGTTCCTATCCAGAACGCGCGCCCAGAATACTACGTTGGCGATGATAATCCACTTTCGGCCATTGGCGTTGGCGCCAACTGGTTTAACCAAACCGAAGGCAATCGTATCGGCAACATGACACAGAACGGCAACATAAATGCTGCTTTCGATGGTAATCCATACAAGCCGCCGTTTCTTTGTGCCACCATATCTGTGTCTAATTCTAGCTTCAATAATTACGTGGGCATTAATTGGACAGGCAACCAGACTGTACTGAATGCTCCATCGAGTCTCCAGTCTCCAGTCATTACTCACACCGTAACGAGCTTTACTATCAACGCCCCGATGGGTGGTACGTTTGGATCAACAGCTTACGCGATTCAAGGCTCCGTGACTGGCTCTCCCGCGTGGGGCGCCTGGAATACGATTGCTTCAGGTAACACCGCTGGCGCTATTGGCGAAGCCATCAGCGGCGCTACTACGGGAGGAAAGTTCGGCTTTCATCGCGCTGCTTTCTATGGCACTGGCACCGCTATCTCGGTAGCTCAGGTTATCTTCAACGTGGGCGAAACCAGATGATAAATTATACGAGTTATACCAGTCAGATTGCCAACATTACTGCTATCAGCAGCGCCGATCCGAATTTCCAGACTATGGAACCCGGCATGATTGATTACGCTGAACAACGACTGTACAGAGAACTCGATCTCTTGGCCACTCGCGTAGTGGATACTACCGGCTCTCTTACCACCAACAGCAAGTCATTCATCCTACCTACTTCAATCGGGACATTTTTGGTTGTTGAGCAAGTATTGATAACCACACCAGCGAGCGCCCTGTCGCCATTAGGCAATCGTGTATCGTTGGTGAATGTCAGCCGAGACTTTCTGGATGTAACTTGTCCGTCTAACTCTGTTGGACAAGGCGTTCCTGAGTTTTTTGCTATGGCAACGAATGCGCAGATTCTTGTAGGGCCGACTCCGAATTCTTCATACCAGTGTATCATCATTGGAACACAACGTCCAACTCCACTTTCGTCTGGTAATTCATCCACTATTCTGACGCAGATGTTGCCTGACTTATTCGTGGCTGCGAGCATGGTCTTTGCGGCTGGTTATATGCGGGACTTTGGTGCCCAATCAGATAATCCGCAAATGGCTCAATCGTGGGAAGCTCAATATGGTAAGTTGATTCAGTCGGCTAACGTCGAGGAGCTTCGCAAGAAGTACCAGAGCCAAGCTTGGACTAACCAGATTCCCGATCCTCTTGTTCAGCCGCCCAGGGTGTAATCATGGCACCAATGGGGGCTGTGCAGTTAAAGCCGGGGGTAGATACTCAACAAACGGCCACATTGAACTCTGCTGGTGTCTCTCAATCTCAGCTTATCCGCTACAAAGAAGGCTTAATTCAGACCTATGGCGGCTGGCAGTTATTCAATAACACTGCAATAGGCTCTACGATTCGAGAGCTTCATGCCTGGGTCGATTCCAATTTCAATGATTGGTTGGCAGTGGCAGCCACCAAGAATCTTGTCGTTATCAAGAACGGCTCTATCAGAGACATTACACCGCAGACTTTCATCTCTACATTTGCGCCTAACTTTTCCATCTCAAGCTCTACGGGAAGTGGTGCCAATTTCGTGGTCACGGTTACCGATGAGAACCTCACGGCATCCATTTACGATACGGTGTACTTCAACACCCCAGTTGCTATCGGCAATCTCTTCATCAATGGCGCCTATCCGATTGCTACTGTGCCGAGCAGCGGACAATATACCATCATATCCAGCGTCGCTGCTACAACGACTATAACCAGCAGCGGACTGCTTCTTACTTTTACCACCTCAGCTAACTCCGGCGTTGTTGTTGGCGCCATCCCTAACAACAATTACGTTTCCATTGTGGGGTTGTATGAGCAGTTTATTGCACCAACATCTGTCGGCGGTTTAACGATTCAGGGACGCTACTATATCAACAGCATCCTCGATTCGACTACCTTCACCATTACTGCTGCCAATCCAGCAACCACTACCGCTGCATCGACTATGAATGGCGGTAACGTACAAGCAGTTTACTACATCACGCCGGGTCCTCAGGTACAGGGTGGTGGGTTTGGAACGGGACCGTTTGGCATTGGTGGGTTTGGCACTGGCAGCACTGGTACGGGTCCTACGGCTGGTACTCCGATTACGGCTACCGACTGGACACTGGATAATTGGGGCGAGATTCTTTTGGCGTGCCCCTATGGCGGAGCGGTTTATGCGTGGTCCGTTGATGGTGGGCCATTTAATGCTCAGGTCGTTCCGCAAGCACCATTCTTCAATAATGGAATATTCATCTCCCAACCGCAACAGATTCTCGTTTGCTATGGGTCTGTTCAATCGACTGGCGTTCAGGACCAACTGATTGTGCGCTGGAGCGATAGCGCCGACTATACCAACTGGGCAGTCACGTCGGCTACCGCCGCTGGCAGCTTTCATCTGCCTACTGGGTCCAAGATCATCGGCGGATTACAAGCTCCCACCTACGGACTGATCTCGACTGATGTTGATGTTTGGATCATGCAGTATGTAGGTGGCACGGTCATCTTTAACTTCACTCGCGTTGGCGCCGGTTGCGGTTGGATAGGCCCTCATGCCTGCGCAATCATGGCTGGTAATCCCTATTGGTGCGGAACTAATAACTTCTACACTGTTGGCCCCAATGGTGTTGTGCCGATTCCATGTTCGGTGTGGGACGCGATCTTCCAGAACATCAGCGCCGCTAACCAAACAAAGGTTTGCTGTGCGATCAATTCGGCCTTTAGCGAGGTCACTTGGTTCTATCCATCGGCAATGAGTGCCGGAGAGAACGATTCCTATGTGAAGGTTCACATCGAGGGCAATGAGTTTGAGTGGGATTTCGGTTCTCTTGCTCGTACAGCCTGGATAGATATTTCCCCGCTGGGAATGCCTATTGGCTGTGATAATAATGGTTATCTCTATCAGCACGAAACCGGAGTACAGATTACCGGCGTAACTCTGCCAAGCTTTAGAAGCGGCTGGTGGGCGCTGACCGAGGGGCAGGATTTGGCCTTCGTGGACTGGATTCTGCCGGACTTCATCTGGGGGACTTACGGCACCGATACCGCCAGTGTGAATGTGACTTTCTATAGCGCTGACTATCCCGGCGATACACCTCGGCAGTACGGGCCTTATACCGTGACTCAGGCTACAGAATACATTAATCTGCGGCTGCGTGCCCGATTAATGTCGGTCCAGGTCCAGAGTAATAATCAGGCGTTTTGGCGATTGGGCCGCATTCGATTCCGGTACGCGGTGTCAGGAAGGCGCTAAGCAATGGTTACCTTTACCACCAATAAGGCCCTGACGCTTCCGGCGAATAGCTCCTTTGTGGGCACTTGGGACGTGCCTGTAAATGGCAATATGAGCATCCTAGATGCGGCTCTCGGTGGCTTTACCACGCTTACCCTTAATAACGGCGTCACGGTTCTTAGCACCGCCCAGTCTCAGAACGTCTTTCTTACTCTTCAAAGCACACTAACAGGAAGTTGCATTATTGAGTTTCCAGTTGGTGTCAGTGGTTTTTATACCGTTCAGAATCTCTGTACTGGATCATCCCAGTTTATCGTTCAGCTTACTGTGGGGGCTGGTGTAGGACAGACTATAGCGTGCCCCCCGTATGAACCCTTTGATATTCTTGTTGATGGTACGAACGTCAAGTTTCGCAATTTTGGTCGGATTGGAACGTACTGGGAATATGCCGGATCGTCTGTTCCGGCTTGGGTAACTGGATGCTCGATTAACCCTTACCTGAATTGCGACGGTACGACTTTTAGTTCGGCTACCTATCCAGCACTGGCTAATCTTATTGGCACGACGCTCCCAGATTCACGGGGGCGAACTCGATTTAATCTTAGTCAAGGTACAGGTCGTATTACCTCGACTGGAGGTATTGATGGAACAACGCTATTCGCTGCGGGCGGCTCGCAGAGTGTTGCGCTCACTAGCCAAAATATGCCGCCAGTTCCCATTACCGACCCTGGGCATTCTCACACTTTGAATCAGAGTGGTTTACAGGGAGGACCGAATACGGCCGCTACTGGCGGCGGCGCCGGTACTGGCTTCACTGGGACTGCCGTTACTAATATCACAGCAGGCAGTTCATCTCCTACACCGGCCCCAGTATTGCCCCCTGGCTACGTTGGCGGGATAACGCTTGTGCGCGCAGGTTAAAGATGTTTCCAAGTCAACCTTTTGCAAATCATCATAATAGGGCATCGGCTGCTATTAAAAGATCGTGCCAGGGACCTCATGCTTTCTCCCGCATCGAATCTACGTCTGATTTCAAGAACATCGTCATTAGTAAATCGGCTATTCGGATTGCTTTCTCCAACAGACATTCGACCATTAATCATAGCGTGATTGCTGTTCTGTTGATATGTAACCCACTCAAGATTCTCGGCTCTGTTATCGGACTTTATAGAGTTTTTATGGTTAATGGCTATCTTCCCGCGTCCATATTGACCGGGAGGCGGCTCAAGAAAGGCAAACGCGACAAGTTTGTGAACTACGATGACCTTGGATTTCCTACCGTGCTGACTTACCCACCTCAGTCCAAGCTGCTTGTACCCAGCACGGTGCGTATGTTGGCTCATTATCATAAGTGGCCATGTGTGACCGCCGCCGTCTGGTCCAGGCAGCCGTCTTACTTGGCCTTGATTGGAGACTTCATAAGGCAGAATCTCTCTATTCAGAATTACACGCCGCCACGACTCTCTCATACTAGAAGTATGCGATGGCGGCCTAACGCAGTCAAGGCCGCCTAATGGCTACCAGCCTTGCAGACATTCTCGCTGCTCTCCAAAACGGCGTGACAGCGATTCAAACGCTAACGCAGCAGATTTCTGTTACGTTTCCGCAGGCTACTGGAGTCTCAACAACGGCGCCATCCTCTGTTGGGAGCATTACGTTTACTAGCTCAGAGGCATCAGCATTTTTAACGGTCACTACCAGTTCCGGGCATCTCTACCACATCGCTTTATACCCGTAGGTGAGCGATGCCCTTAATTAAGTCAGGCTCGCGTCAGGCAATTTCCACTAACATTCGCGAGATGATGCACGCTGGGCATCCTCAAAAACAAGCCATCGCTGCTGCATATCGCACTGCCCGTGAGTACGGCAAGAAATACGGCGGCAGAGCCAAGCGTGCTGACGGAGGCGGAATGGATACATCCGATTTCCGTCCCTCGACTAATGTTGAAGATGATCGAGTTAAGCCGCTTTGGCAGAGAGCCTTCGAGAATACGTTTCAGATGGGACCACCAGAATTCGGTAGGATGTTGCAGCATCCACTAACACCTTATCGACAACTTCAAGAATTACCACCAGCGCCACACGCTGAAGCTGATGCTACTGATTTCGGATTATCAAATACAGCCGCCGCGCTAGCTATTCTTCGCGCAAATCCGCCCAAGTCTAGTGGTCCTACAGCAGATGAATTGGATGTAAGACTACATCAGGATCAATCATATCCACTGGTCTCTAATCGACGGGGCGGCGCTATTAAGAAATACGCCGAAGGTGGCACCGACGATGAGGATGAATCGAAGGCGTGGGGGGCGCTACCAAGCCCGAATGGCGTTCCACGTATAACCATTCCTGCGCCACCAGTTGATCTCGGTGATCGGCCCGTACCCAAACAGCAGGGCGTGCCGCAGGTTGGACCGATTCCAGCACCAGCAGCACCAGCGCAGTACCAGCCTGCGGCGCCAGTCGATCTTGGCAATCAAGCCGTTCCCAAGCCAGGAGAGACAATCCAGCCGGTTAACCCGTATCCGGATGTTGCCGATCCGAAACGCTCGGCGCAACGCATTGCCGACATGGCTGGGATTGGTGATGTATCTCGCATCGGCGAGATGACTCCTGAGGAACAGGCTGCTTTCGCTACATCAGCTATGTTCATGCTCCCAATGCCGGGAGAGGGGATGGCTGCAAGGGAAGCAGCGCCAGCGGCGAAAGCGGCGGCCAAGTTCTTTGATCTCGATCCTAATCTCGTTAAGAACTTTACCAAGGTTGGCAAGCAGGAGGGTAGCAATCCTGGCGGCTGGTACGAGGACTTGGACAGCGGCGACCGCTACTACATCAAGACACCGCCAACGCTTGAACACGCCAAGAATGAGAAGCTTGCCGCTGAGCTTTACAAGGCTGCCGGAGTGCCAACGCCAGAGATTTATCTCACGCAGCTTAACGGTAAGCCCGCGATAGCAAGTAAGCAGATTGAAGGTAATTTACTACCTGATTACCATCCTAGTGAATATAATAACATATACGATCTTCAGTCTCACTTTCCTGTCGATGCGTGGCTCGCTAATTGGGATGTAGTGGGGCTAAATAACGATAACATCATTGTCGATAAGACCGCAGGCGCCAATCGCATAGACATGGGTGGTGCGCTGCGTTACCGCGCGCAGGGCGCTCTCAAGAATCCCGGTGCCTTCGGGCCTGAAGTCACCGAGCTTCAGACTATGGCAGACCCCAATAAGAATGCTAGTTCTGCCGCAGTGTTTGGTGGAATGCCTAAGGGCAAGATGATGGAGTCTGCCGGGCGCATTGGAGCTATTTCCAACGAGCAAATTGGGGACCTCGTTAACCAGTACGGCCCATCGAATATCGGTGAAGCCACCAAGCTTTATAACACTCTCGTTGCTCGCCGCGACAGCGTGGTTAACCAGATTCTTCCAAAGGAGAATGATCCTACTCAGATTGCTAAGCAGATAGCTGATGCGGTTATTGAAAAGCATGGTTGGAACGCGCAGCCAATTAATCAATATCTCAAGCAGATAGAAGTTATCTATGGCGATAACGGTCCCGCCATGTCCAACAGCATATTCTCTCACCTACCTCAACAGGTGCAGCGCGATATTCTTGGCTTAAACACTAAGGAGGCGCTGCATACTCTGGAGCCATGGCGCGGTCCTGAGCCGGGTGAAGAGTGGAAGCCTGATGAGCCGGGCAACGAGTGGTGGCAGTCCGGCGACAACGCTCATGCTCAGGAAGATGACCATTTTCCGATACCTGAGCCTCCGCCCGTTAAGACTCCCAATCAAACGATTCTGGCGGAGATGCAAGCTAAGGCGACAGCCAAGCTGTGGGGTGGTCAACAATATCTCGATAAGATTGCTGCTGGCACCTTAAGTAAATGGGACGCTAAGCAGGCCGCCAAAAGTCTATGGGAGAATGCTCAAACACCACTCCATGCTGCTGCGGAGCTATGGCACGTAGCCGATGAGATAAATCCACATACTGCTGAGCAGCTTTACCGTAGCCTCCCGGACGCTGCTCAGCAGCCTATTGGTTCCAATATCGAGCTTCTAAAGAAACTCACAGGTAGCTCTCCGTTTGACAAACTACCCGATACTGAAGGCAAGTACCTTGCGACCCATACCGATACCTACAAGGCGGCAGCACCAACTCATTATCTGTCAGATCAAAAATTGTTCTATAAGAACGTAATGAGCGTCCTGGAGAATATGGAACCGCATGTTTCTAATGGAGACGACTTTAATGCTGCCCAAAAGCAGATTAGTGACAATCTTATAGAGCTTTATAAGAAAGGTGAGGATGTAAAACCCAAGCCACCTGAAGGTGGTGGCGCTACTGGATACTCTCAGTCTCAAAAAGATCAATTCGTGAAGAATGCTATCGAGCCAATTCCGAAGTGGTCAGAATATGAACCAGAACACGTTGATCCCAGTCCAGAGGTAGAACTTCCCAACATTACTCATGTTAGCAATCCCAAAGAGTGGGCTAAACAGAACAACTGGAATCTTAAGATTCCTCTCTACAAGACTGGCATCTCTTCTCCGAAGGGAGGCTATCCTGGCGAACTGCCGGACCCAAATTATAAGGGCTATGAACCGGGATGGTTTGCCGCTGACCACCCTGAGATTGCCAAGGGTTACTCAGGCCCTCTTGGTGGTACTTACATTAGCAAGGCTGATAATCCAGCACAGTTAGATTGGAGAAAGGTCAGTACCGCAGGCCATTATACTGGCCAAACGATGGACCGCGCGATCCGTATGGCCAAAGAACGCGGCCACGACCTCCTTGTGGTTCATCATATCCGAGATAATGGTAGTGATAGCCCATTTTACCAAGCTGAAACAGGTGGACCAGATCAATCTCAGTACATTTTCTTGAATACGAAAGGTACGCTTCGTAGCCCTAAAGCTAAGTTCGCGCCAGAACATCTCCACAACCCCTGGCCGCTGGCGGGCGTCATGGGTACGGCTGGCGCCGGAAGCGCTCTCTATCAACTCGATGAAAACCAGAATCCTTCTAGGCAAGAAGGTGGTAGGATAGGCACCATGTCCAAGGCAGATACGGCTACCCAAACCCTTCGGCGTTACGGTCCTGGCGGCGCCCCAAGCGCACCTGGGATCAAGCCTAAGCTGAACGAGTTTAGCCAACGATTCTATCGATCCAGCATTGGCCACCCTCCAGGTGGAGGAATGCCTGGAGTTGGTAATATCAAGACCCCGCATGTCGGCATGATTCATTCCTCGATTCCTGGCCGAACCGACAAGATCAATATGGGGGTCAAGGGCGGCTCCTACATACTGCCCGCAGATGTAGTTTCTGGGGTTGGACAAGGTAACTCGATGGCTGGGTCAGCCATCATCAATAAGATGTTCAGCATGGGGCCTTACGGTTCAGCCGACAAGGCGCTCCCCACACCCAAGGTTAACTATGGTCGCGCCGCTCAGAGCAGCCTACGGATGCCTAGGTTAAACCTGCGTGGCACTCCTGGGATCATGGCCGCTGGCGGCGTTCATGAGGACAATCACAATACCGTACCTATCGTCGCCGCAGGCGGAGAAACCGTAATTCCACCCGAGGTGGTATTGCGAATTGGGCATGGCGATATGAAACATGGCCACGAGATTCTCGACCACATGGTATTACATGTTCGCAAGAAGCTTATTCAAGACCTCAAGAAGCTCCCTGGACCTAAGAAGAGATGAGTTGCGCCTCGATTGTACGCCGCGCTGGACCGGAAGATAGGGATGGGGTTTGGAAGCTATTTGATCTGCTGTACGACGAGAATGCGATGTTTCAGCGCTCGGAGCGCAAGATTGATTACTTACTTGATCGCATTCTTGATTACGACCGGATTGATCCTACTGACGGTGGGCTACGCGGGTTTATGGGTGTTATTGGTCCGGTTGGAGAGCTAGAGGGTTTTATACTTCTGGTCCTAAGTTCCTACTGGTATTCCGAAGATATAATGCTTGAGGAATACGCTAACTTCGTCCATCCAGACCATCGCAAATCCAACCACGCTAAGACCCTGATAGGTTACGCGCGCAATCTTGCGGATCGTGTTAATGTCCCGCTGAGTATTGGGATAGTATCCAACGTCAGAACAGCGGCCAAAATACGTCTCTATAGACGGCATTTACCTGAGGCTGGCAGCTTCTTCTTGTATAATGCAATGCCTCCAAAATTGAACGGCAGGAATCACTAGATGGGTACAGGGAAGGGCGGGGCGCCCACTCAGGTCCAGCAACAGACCAATCAGAACGTCGCCTATACACCGACTGGGCTTCAGGGCTTTCAAAACATCTACAATCAGGCGTCCAACGTCGCCAACACGCCCTATCAACCTTATACTGGAGAGCTTGTCGCTGGCGTAAATCCTACTGAGCAGGCTGGTATTGCGCAGACTCAAGCGGTCGGCTCTCAGCCATTAACCAGCGGCCAGATTCAGCAGTACATGAATCCCTATCAGTCGCAGGTTATCAATGCGACGATGGGCAATATTGAGCAGGTTAATGCCGCACAGCAACAACAGGTTACCGGACAGCTTAATCAAGCAGCAGGGGGTGTGGGCGCTGATCGTGTTGCGGTTGGTCAATCGCAACTGGCCTATCAACAGGGCCTAGCGGCCAATCAAACGCTGGCTGGCTTGAACGCGCAGAACTATGCGCAGGGGCTTGGCGCTGCGCAACAGCAACAGCAATTCGGGCTTCAGGGCGCCGGAGCGCAGATTCAAGCGGGTGGGTTGCAACAGCAGACCCAACAGGCCCAAGATACAGCGCAGTATCAGCAGTACCTTCAGCAGTTGGCGTTTCCGTATCAACAAGCGCAGTTCTTGGCTGGTATCGGCTTACCTGCATTGGGTGGCATGGGTGGTTATCAGACCCAGATCGGTCAAACCGGCGAGACAATCACGCCTCCTGGCCTGACATGGCCACAAGCTATCGTTGGTGGCGGCTTGATTGCTGGCGGTCTTGGCAATGCGCTTGGATCAAATGCAGCGCAAGCGCCAGGATCAGTTACGGGCTTTGCTAATAATACCGTTGGGGCTGGTCAGACAGGAACAGGTGCTACTGGTGGCCGCATTAATCCTTACGCTGTAGGTGGTCATATTGGCCACTACGCGATTGGTGGCAGCGATCCTGGCATTGGCAGCCAATCCGGCAGCCCCGACGATATGCCGTGGGATGCTAATGCAGTTAACATTACTGGCGGCGGCAGTTCTCCGGGGCAGTCTATTCAGGTTCCTGGCTCGCAGATCAAGGCGATGCCGCAACCGAATATCCAAATCCCACAAGCTGCCAATAGTAATACCCAATCGAATCCGCTTACTGGCGCCGCTACTGCGGCTCAGCTTGGCTCAGCTTTCAAGGGGCTGGGCAATCTTTATACGACCGCCCAGAACGCCCTCGTGCCAAGCCCGAGCTACGGTGGTGGCACATCGCTTACCGATGCTTATGGCGGAAGTGCCGCAAACCCGCTGCCGGGCCTTGATGCCAGCGACTACAGCGGAACGGCTGCCTCAGTAACAGCCGATGCTCCAGCTTATTCACTGGCTAGCGCAGGCATTGATCCGGCCCTAAGCGCAAGTGGCGCTGCTGCCGATGCAGGAATTGGCATAGCTAGCGATGTTGGAGCAGCGGCCGATGTTGGCCTTGGTATTGATGCTGCGGCCGGAGCGGCTGACGTTGGCGCTGCGGCAGCAACCGATGCGGGAGCCGCAAGCATCGCGGATATTCTGCCGTTCCTGGCGCTGGCCAAGCGCGGTGGCGCTGTCCGTGGTTACGATACTGGTGGCTCGCCTTATCCGATCATTCCGCAAGGTGTGATGGGCATGGCTGGCGCCGCCGATCCTGGCGAAGCGGCTACTGCACAAGACGATTACCTCCAAACGATGCATCAAATGCAGACCGCGCCACGCGCTCAAGCAGCCGGTGGGCGATTGCACTTTGATGATGGCGGCCCAACCCCGGATGCTTATGGCTATTCATCGAATCCTTATGCATTGAATCGCGTGAGAGGCCGCGTGCCGTTGCAGCGCGATGCCAACGGTAATCCGATGATCCAGCCCGGCAAGCCGAACTTTGGCACACTGATGATGCCGCCAAGATTGCTACCCGCCCAAACACCTAATCCAGAACAGGGCAGTAATTATCTGGAGCAGATGGGCCAGATGATGGAATTGGCCAACAACCAAAAGATTCGTCAGGCATTCGGCCAAAAGCGCGGGGGTGGCATTCAGCACTTCGATGAAGGCGGCGCTGATGACACACTGCCTGATGTGGCGAGTCCTGACTATGTTGGAGTGAGCGACAGCCCTGGTTTGGCCTTTATCAAAGCCCATCCTGGACTTATGCAACCGGCTCAACTAGCTCCGGCTGCTGCCGCTCCCGCGACTCCGGCACCTGCTGAAGCTGGGGCGCCCAAGGGCGCTTATCCAACACCGGATGTTCCGGCGCCTCCGGCTGCACAGCCGACTGTTGGAACGGCGCCACCAACGATGCCGCGAGTGCGGCCACCTGTAACAACGCCTCCTGCTCCACAAGACCCTGGCTTGGCGCGTACTGGCCTAGGAACACGAGATCAGGACGTTCTCAATCTGCGTAACTACCAGAGCAGCGTGCCGCAGAATCCTGGCATCATATCCAAGTTCCAGGACCCGGCTACGCGATCCGATGCGCTGTTCCGTATGGGCGCCAATATCCTCGCTGCACCTCCAGGCGACAGGCTTGGTATTCGTGGTATTGGCCAAGGCATAGCGGCCACCGAACAGAACTTCGACAAGCAATGGGATTCTACCATGTCAGCGGCCGAGAAGGGCCGCGATCTTGGTGAGAAGATGATGGAGGACTCGCGCAGGCAGGCTCTTGAAGCCAGCAAGCTCGATGTTGAGCGGGCGCGACTTGAGCAAGGCAAGTTCTCGGCCACTAACTACATCGGCGCTGATGGGCAATACCATGTTGGCATCTTCGATCCGAAGCATGGCCAGATTCTCGATCCCGACACGCACCAGCCGATAGCAGTAGGTAGACTTGCTGGCCGCAATGCTGGGATTGAGACGCCTAATAGCATTGCCTCACAGGCTGCCGCTGCGGCCAAGAACGATGCTGCGGCTTACCAAGCCGATCCTATCGGGACCACCAACAAGTACCGGCTACAAGCTGGCTTGCCGCCGCTAGCCCCGGCTAATGCACCACAGGGAGCGGGTGCAGCACCTACACCTACGCAATCCTCGCCCACCAAGCCGCTTCCGTTACAGGATGGCCAGAAGCCGGTTCATGGAGAATATTACCAGACACCGAACGGCGTTAGACAATATCTGGGTCCGTAATGGCTGATACCGACTGGGGACCTGTTGTAGCCCCATCTCCGCCCCCTCCGATCCCGCCCCCACAGAATGACTCTCTTTGGGGGCCAGCCATATCTACGGCCCAAGCTGAGCCTGCACCTGACCCTAACTGGGGACCTCCCGTTAAGCCTCCTGAGCAACCTGAGAATCCTATGCCAGGGGTATTAGAGGCTACATACCAAGGTATAGGGGCTGGGCTGACCGGCCTTAAACAGACCGGCCAAGCTGTCTCTGGCACCACTCCTGACCCCAACAAACCCACCTCTCCCGCCGCTGATCCGTTGGCCTGGAAAGACGTTGCCGAGCCTTGGGGCAGGCTAGCCCCCAAGCTTGGCTATATGTTGGGGTCCGCAGCCCCTTCCATGGCTACTGGTATGGCTGGGGCTGGATTAGGCACTGCCGCTGCTGGGCCTGCTGGCGGCCTCGTGGGAGGCGCTACGGGCATGGCCATAGGTGCTGCTGCCCAAACCTTGGGGCCGGTCTTTGCCGAGGAACTTAGAAAGGACCCCCACGATCCGAACGGGGCCTGGGAACGGGCCATGCATGAGGCGGAGATTTCGGGGGCGTTCTCCGGTGCTGCCTGGGCTGCGTTCCCGCTTAAAGCTTTTGAGGCGCCGCTTAAGAATCTCGTGTTCCAAGCCCTTGGTGTCCAAGCCCCGATTTCGGTAGCCGAGCAGGCTACCCGCAACATGGTGCAGGGTAAGCCGGTTACGGACAGTCTCCAGCAAGCCTATGCCCAGGGCAGCGTGGGCACGATAGTCCCGGCACTGGCGCATGGACTTATAGCAGGGGGCTTAGGAGGGCCGCGTGCCGATACGTCAGGCCGGGAACTCACTCCACCACAACAAGCTGCCCAAGCCAAGCTGCAAGCTGCTAGCCAACAGGCCGAAACGCTTGAGCAGCAAGCCCATGCGATGGTGTTGCCCGATCAATCCACACCGCAAGGTCAAGCGGCGGCTAAATCCATAGTCGATCAGCGCAACGATCTCTTCAAGCAAGCCAACGATATTCGGGATGCGGCGCTGCATGAAAGCTGGTTGGCCAATCTGCCGCCTGATGTGACAGCGAAAGGAGTGGTGGCCAAAAGCTGGACGCAGAACTTCATGCCGGAGTTGACCAGCGACAAGGCACTCCAGATTGACCCGATCTTTGCCAAGTTCAAATCCGGCGTCGCTCAGATGCGCGATGCCATCATTAGCCGCGCCGAGGATTCCTACTATCGGTGGAATAAGGTTCCCGCTGAAGATGCCACACGGTTTATGACCAGCTATGAAGAAGGCAAGCTGCCACAGGATTTAACCGACAAGTACCCGTGGATGCAGGAACGGGCTGAAGCTTACAAGAAATACCTCGATATTGCCAACCGTAACGAAGCCGCAGCAGGTTCACCTTACGACTTTATCACCAATTACTTTCCGCACATCTGGAAAGACCCCGTAGTAGCCAGGAATGTATTTAAGAACTACGCCGACACGTCACCGGAAGTGATGGGGTCTAACTGGTTCAGCAAAGGCCGTTACTACGATTTGATCCAGAAAGGCTTGGATCGCGGGCTGGAGCTTAAGTCCAACAATCCTGAAGAACTCGTCACTATGCGCCTTATGTCTAGCGCTGACATGGTGAACAAAACAAACCTCCTGCGCGAGCTTTATTCGCAAGGCGTAGCGGTGCCGAAGGATAATGCGCCGGGGCCGATTATGAATCCGATGCGCAATGATCCGCATCCGTGGCAAGAGATCGTGGCGCCGAATGGCAAGTCCTGGATGATTGCCCCCGATGCCCAACCAATGTGGGAAAATGCTGTCGTGGCCAAGGGGCTATGGGCCAACGAGGGCTTGCCTGGAACACTGTTCCAGAAATGGATGAGCCTTAAGAATGCGTGGGTACCGATCAAGCTTGGCTTGAGCTTGTTCCATCCGATACACGTCATGGGTATTTCGCTATCCAACAACCTATCGAGGGCTTGGAATGAAGCAGTTGGGCGAGGTGAACAAAGCATCGGCAGACGATTTGCTGCCATACCAGAGGCGCTTGCGCAGTCGATTACAGATACAGCAATGGCTCTCCCGATTGGAACGCCATTTGTCGGTAAAACCTGGAAAGAAGCCTGGAAAACGCCGGGCGATGACCAAAACAATCTCCAGAAAGGCATCACCAAGATAGCCAACGAAGCTGGCATGAGCCTTCAGCTATCGGAACAGATGCGGATTAGGGCTAAGAGGGACTTCAGCGACGCCTGGAACAATAATCAGTATCTTAAATCGGTTCTACCGGGAATGCGGCTTGGCGTTGAAAAACTCACGGGTTGGATATTCGAGCAATGGATTCCCAATCTTAAGGCCGCTGCCTTGGCCAGGGAATCTGCTGCGTTGTTTCGGCGCCGCCCTGACCTGCTGGATGACCAAGCCAATCGTCAGGTCGCATTACGCGCCATAGGCAGGCAGATCGACAACCGCTTTGGTGAGATGTTCTATGGCAGCTTATTCTGGAATAGGACGCTGAAAGATGCCGCGATTGGGTCTTTTCTATCGCTGGGCTGGAATCTAGGCTTTGCCAGAGAGTTTGTCGGAGGTGCTTTGGAACCCGCCGCTCGGCGTCTTATGTCGGCGCCAACGCCTACACGGCAGCTTATTCGCGACACCACGACCAAATCCACGAATCTGTTTTTCTACGCGATGACTTCGATGATTGCCAATGCGCTATTGAACAAGGCATTCAGCGATGATTGGCCACAGGAGGCAATGGACTACATCTTTCCGCGCATGGGTGGGCTGAATACCGATGGCTCGCCGCGTCGCATGTCCAATCCATTCTACACCCGAGAAATCCCGATGGTGGAGAAGAATATCGAGGATCAGCAATCCCCGCTGTATGGATTGCTGCAAACTGCCTATCACAAGATGATGTACGCCCCGGTTGCTGAGATGCTGGCTAACCGCGACTACTTTGGCTACCAGATTTATGATGAGAATGCGCCAGCGTTTCAGCGCGCTTGGCAGATGGGCAAGTCGATTCTCAACGAGGACCTGAATCCCATGTCCATCGTGGGAGCAAGGCGGTCTTTGCAACTGTCCGGTAAACCTTATGGCCCAACCGACATTATGAAGCAGATCACCGATCCCGATGTATATATGCCAATGCTTGGCTTTGGCCCGGCGCCTGCTTATGCAAGTCGCTCAAACATTGAGAACCATATTGTTAATCTCTATAGCCGCCATGTGGCGCCGGTAGAAAAGCCGTTTGCCGAGTCCGAGAACGCTCAGCAACGGGCCGACGCGAGGACCGAATATCTCGGTGCCATGCAGCGCAAAGATACAGCGGCTACCTCTGCTGCGGCCAAGAAACTGGCCGATTTAGGTGTAAAGAGTGCAACGATCCGAAAGCTCCAACCTGGAGGTGGGATGGTGTATATGTTCTCGCGGCTTCCGGCCTCGGACCAGATCAATACGCTGGAGAACATGCAGCCTGTCGACTTCAAGAAATACTATGCGAAGGCCAGCAAGAACACACGGGACGATCAAACCATTCGAGCCTTGGCTCAGAAATACTACGGTGTGCAATGAACTTCGATCAGCTAAAATCCGAATATATGGCCGATTTAGCTAATGCTCAACCAACGCGATCCAGTGAGGCTGTTGCGGTTGCCAAGACCCTTTTAGTTAATCGTGAGCGATTCCTGGCAATGCAGAAGCTTTGCGGTGTACCGGCGCTGTGGGTTATGCCGGTGTTTGAGCGGGAAAATCCATCTTTTAATTCTTACCTTGGTAATGGCGACCCGCTTAGTCACCCGACCATCCATGTACCGAAAGGACGCGGGCCTTTTGCCTCTTGGGAGGTTGGCGCCGCCGATGCTTTGACTCTTGATGAAATTACCAAGGTCGCAACCTGGACTTGGCCCATGGCCTGCTACGAATGGGAGCTATGGAACGGGTTCGGCCCACGCAACCATGGACGCCCTTCTGGCTATGTCTGGTCAGGCACCTCGATTTACCAAGGCGGTAAATACGTTGCTGATGGGGTATGGTCCCCCGGTACTTTCGATACCCAGTTGGGTTGCGTGGAATTAGCGCGAGCCATAGCCGGACTAGACTCGGAAATAGGAAGCGGATTCGCAAATGCATTGGTTTGATGATTTAGCCGAGATCGTGTGGTTTGGAGTGGCCGGTACTTTAGTCTTGGGACTAGGGGTAGCGGGCTACATGGCTCTACACACTATATTTGTCGCAATCTTTGGTGTAGCATCCTCCGTGACTGGGCAATAAAGGGGTAGCTCATGGATACGATTAACGTACAAATCAAAACGGCCTGGATGTCCAAGATTAATTGGACTCAGGCGATTTCTGGCGCTGCCATGCTCGTGACGTTTCTTACTGGGGGCAAGCTCAATATCACGCCAGAACAGCAAGTCGATATTGTGGTCACCATTGGCGTTGTGACCAACATCGTCACTTGGGTCATAAAGACTTGGTTTACTCCCACCGTAACCCCATCCTCTCTTCCTGCAAAATAGGAGCTACCACTATGGGTGAAAATATCTTCGCTGCTCTTTCCGGCCTCTCAGGGCTTCTCACTTCGGCGCCCAGCATCGGCATTCCGATTCTCAATGCCCTCGGACAGCATATGCAGGGCAATACGAATACCAATGCCAGCCTTAATACGCTGTTGGAGCAAATGCAGAGCAATCCGGTCAATGCTGCAACCTATGCGGCGCTGATCGCCTCTCTGCCCAACGTGCCTCCGGGCGTGCTTAACGAGGTGAATGGCGCCGTTGCTCTGGCCTCGAATCCGACCGCTTATATCCAAGCGATCATCGCAGCCAAGGCCGAGCTTAACAATGCCACATCGAACAGCGCCATCGGTGGCATTCTTGCTGGTCTGACACTACCGGCTGCCTAATGATCCTGCTGTCGATGATAATGGCTCTAGTGGGTGGCCAGTCTCTTGTGGCCATCCTTGGCGGCTTTACTGCTGTCCAATGGGTAAGCTTGGCCAGCACGTTACTGGGTGCGGAGCCTGACGTTCTCAAGGCATTCCTGGCGTTGCACCCGGTACTGGCCTCTCTCGCTGGCGCCTTTGAACAGCGACTTAAGGCCCAGGAGATTGCTAATCTGGCGATTACGAATTTCGAGCAGTGGGCTGCTGCGAATCCGGGGGTTGATTACTATAAGCCAGATGGCAGTGTGGGTGTAACTGGGCGCAGTTAAGATGCGATGGCCACTAAGAGAAAAAAACTCGCTGTGGCGCCAGTTTGGAACGCCGGGACAATCGTTAATGTCCTTTTAATTCCCTTTATTACTGTTGTTTTTATGGCTGGCGGATTCTATGCCGTTAGCACATTCAAGTTCACCACCTACGATAAGGCAGCTTCAGATGTAGCCGCGATCTTGCTCCACAATGCTGCACAAGACGTAGAAGTAAAAGGGCTGGAAGTCTCATTGGATAAGATTAGCGGCCAGCTTGATGCGTTGCGCCGGGCTGCGCCGATTTCGGGGCCGGGATCGGGTGGCGGGTCCGCAGTCGGTGGTGGGTTTCAGACAAAGCATTAGGCTACGCCATGATTCAAGAGGCATCAGAAGTTATCACAGCCCTTGCTGCTATAGGAGCGGTCCTCGTTTCCTATCTGAATAATCGCAAGCTTCAATCCGTGCATGTCGATCTTAATAGCCGCTTGAGTGAATTACTTGCGGCAAGTGCCCATGCCGCTAGAGCAGATGGCATCGCTCAAGGTCGAAAGGATGCCAATAACGAAGCCGGACGTTGACATATAAGCGTCATCGGGTATCCTCCCGCCATCCCCAACAACTTGAGGATTTTACGATGAAAAGCGGCATCTTTCTCATCGCTGCCTTACTTGTTGCTCTCACTACTCAAGCGGACGCCCACCACTACAGGCATCACCAAGGCCAGCAAAACCCGGTAGCTCGCGGGCTTGGATTGGGGCTTATCCATATGCTCCGTGCTAGTCGCAATCAGGACATGGATACCGGAAAGCCGCAATGGGGCTGGACCGAGAATCGCGAGAAGTACCATCGCCCTGCATGGTCTTGGCCAAACCTCGTAGATGTGCCGCCAAAAGGCTGGCCGTTTCGGAAGATGAACCAGACTCGCATCAGTCGCTTTGCCAACCTCGATTCCTCGTGCCGTAGCGCAGCGCGTCAAGGCGGCCCTTGCGGCTGTTGGGCACAGGAGCATTTCTTTGGCAGTGCTGCGCGGATATTCCACGGCATGAATCTATGGCTGGCCAGGGAATGGCTCAGATTCCCCCATACCAGCCCCGCTGCTGGAACCGCTGCGGTATGGCCAGGAGGCCGCCATGTGGCACCAGTGGTCGGTGTCAATGGCGATGGCACCATTACTGTGGCCGATTCTTGGGGCACTCATGCGGTAAGGATGGCGAGGCTTACCTTCGTCAATCCACATTGAGCGTCGGGCATCGCCACAAGTACGTCCACTCCCTCGTTACCCAACGAGAAACTCGACGCTTGTTGGCCACGCCAGAGATTAAGGAGTTTCTGGCGAAGCCATTCAGAGTTGATTACTCCCATACGATACCATTGACTGGTGGTAGTAACAGGAATGGAAGAACGTACTATGAAGATCGCGATGTTCCTGTTGGTTTACGAAAATTTATTCTTTGGCACGAAAGAACAGAAAAGGCTTTTAGGTCCGTTTTAGGGATGAATTACAGCCGCGCGCATACGTTAGCAACATGCGCAGAGAGAGTTTTAGTCGAAGCCGCCGGTAGGAACTGGGAGCAGTACAAGCGGGAGGTCGCCCAAGTAGTTCGACATAACGAAATCGAACCAAAGGTCGGCCTCCCACCTGACTTAGACAGAGTTCCAATGAAGGAATCTGGCTAGGCTACGCTCGGCTTCGCCGCACTCGACTGTGCTGCACTAAACTTCGCTTGGCTGCACTCGGCTGCGCTTAGCTCTGCCTGCATTGCTAAGCTTCGCTCAACTATACTAGACTTTCTAAGCTAGGCTGGGCCTGCTTCGCTCAACTTTGCTAGTCTACACTACGCTGGACAGCGCCGAACTGGGCACCGCTGGGCTACGCCTGCTTTGCTTCGCTTCACCACGCTGAACTATGCTCTACTCCGCTTGGCTGTACTCCGCTTAGCCTGCTACGCTGTCGCTCCTGCATCGTCTCCTCTGTCTGAACGACGATTCCTTTTCTTGGTTTTGATGCCAACCTTATCAACCTCCTCCCAGACTCTCGCCAGTTCAGTAAGCACGCTGAATCTCAGTTTCAGTCGATTCAATTCAGCCAAAGCATCGGCCAATAGAACCTCCCGCAATTCCTTTGTACTCATGACTGACTTAAGATTCCGATAGCCGCCGCCGGTAGCGCGGTCGATGCTAAGCGACACTTCCTGCCTAACATCCTCTTCATTCACGATAGAAAGGAGTACGTTTCTTACCTGCCAAATACGGTACTGATGGCCTGCTTTCTTATCGTCCCATTCGAGGTGGGCATACAGAGCAGATTTGGGGTGTTTTGCTGCCCACTCCACGGCCTCTTCGGCGTGAATGAGGCCATCATCGCCCCGAAGGGCTTCTAGCTCACTCTGAATCGTCATTATGCTTCTCCTGTTTCAGTAATCCACTTGGATGGTGTAGTTAGATGGTACTTTATCAACAAGTTTGACTTCTGGCGGCAGAGATAGGTATCCCTCGCATCTTTTACCTGGATGTACCCAGCAAAGATCAACGATGTAATTGCCGTGCTTGTCATAGCCTGCGAGTGGGCGCCACTTGCCCCATGTGGAAGGATGATTCACATATTCAGGAAACGCCCTCCTTTTCCATGTCCACAAAGTTGATGTGGTCGCCTTTCCATTTCGCAGTTCTGGCCATAGCCATTCCTCGACTGAGGAATAGTCACAGGTATGCTTTGTTGGTCCGGGGTGGGTTCGATAGTGGCTAGAAGCGGCAAAAGCTGGGAAGGTGAGATATGGCGATACATTGGTAGGAATTACCCTTACTGGGGTAGGAATTACCCTTACTGGGGTAGGAATTACCCTTACTG